ACAGCAGCGCCAGCGCGAACTGCACATCACCGGGTTGGGCAATGATCTTGCTACTGTCCAGCGAGGCAAAGGTCTTGCTGGTGCTGACCGAGCCGGCCTTGACTGTCTTGGCTTCGAGCGCCCCCTCGGTCTGCTGCTGGTACAGCTTGCCCTGGGCAGCGACTGACGCCAGTTCTGCGCCGGCCTGCTTCACCTCATCCGGGATGGCGTCCATATCGACGCCAACGAGGTTGAGCGAGGTCAGATAGGCATTCGCCTGCAACACTGCGCGGGCCTTCTTGTCATCTGGCGCCCAGTCGGTGCCGAGGATGGCGTCAACGTCCGCCACAGTGATGTAGGTAGCCATCTGGCCTCCGCTTGAATGAGTGGGGCCGAAGCCCCGGGTGTTACTTGGCGAGCTCGTCGACCTGCTTTTGCAGCGACTCTTTCGAGGCGTTGGCGCGGTAGGTGACGCTGGCAGTGTCCAGCTTGGCCTTCAGGTCGGCGATTTCCTTTGCTTCAGCTTCTGCCTGCTGGCCTTTCTCGGCCTGTGCCAGCAGATCGTCGACCTGCTTTTGCAGTTGAGCAGCTTTATCGACCGCCTCATCGCGGCTTTGGGCCAGTCGCTGAGTGCTTTCCTGAATGCCGGTCAGGGCTGCGTGCAGTCGTGCTGCAGCGCCATCGCCCTCAACTGGATTCAGCACGCCGGATTCCAGGCCGGCGGCCAGAAGGTTTACAGCGTCGAGTTCCAGCGCCTGGCGAGTCGCTTCAGCGCCGCCGCCATTGTTGTGGCCGCCACCAGGCTCGATACGGCTGCGCGCATGGTCAACACCACCGGTCTCGCCGACAGTCTCAGAACCCACAGTGACACTGCCTGGCGCCCCGGAAAATCCCCAGCGGGCCTTCAGGTTGGGGTCAATGTGGTTATCTTTTTGGGTAGCCATGAATCCTCCTACGCCCCAGGAACGGTAAGCGTAAATGTCGTGTTATCGACACGAGTGAAAGTGATGACGTTGCCAGCAATGGTCGCGCCCTTGATGGCAGTGGTCAGTCTGGTGTCGTTGCCAGCTGTCGCGGTTACAGCTGTGGTGCCGACGGTTGGCGGGAAAGTTGTCGGCTTCCCAGTGATAGCCGACCACGCCACCGCAGCGGCGCCAACATTGGCATCGAGCCAGTCGTAAAGCTTCTTGAGCGTAAAGCGCAAGTTGTCCCGTGGTGATGGCATGGGGCCCCCGTTAAGCCGTTACGGTGGAAGTGATGAACGCCAGCGGAACCTGCTTGCGAGCGAACTTGCGCTCCCAGTTGGTTGCCAGCGCCAGGTCAGACCAGTTCGCCGAGATAGGGCGAGTAGTGGTCGGAGTGCCGGTGATGGTCGCCGACAGGAAGCTGTAGCCCAGCGGGTGCACAACAAAGTTGCGACGGGTCCACAGGGTTTCAGCACCACCACCATTGCCGCGATCCGGTGCGCGCTCGTATTCCAGGCCGTCCTCGCCTTCTGGCTGCTGCTCGGCATAACCGATAGCGCCCGGTCCGAAGATGACGGACAGGTACTTGTTCGGAGTACCCGCGATCACTGGCATGGAGTCGTCAACCACGACGCGCATACCCTGGAAGCGACCGAACTCTGGGATCTGGTCAGCCAAAGGACTGAAGTCGATCAGGGTAAGGATCTGCAGTTCAGCCTGAACTGCCGAGTGCATGGCGATAACGCTCAGGCCGCCCAGCTGGCCCGAGTAGTCACCCATGGTCGCCTTGGCACGGATGATGGCAGCAGCGTTGATGGTGCCGCCTGCGTCTACGACCATGTCACTGCCGTTGCTGGCAACGTTGTCGTTGTAGATCCCGATGGTGGTTGCGATGGTGCGGCGCTGAGCAACACGCTGCCAGTAGGAGATCAGGCGGCCGGCGACGAATTCCAGCGGGTCTTGCTTGGTGATGTTCTTCACCAGGCTCATCGCGTTCCAACCTTCGTTGAGGTACGCGGCGCGGGCCTGCATGCTGGCGGTGTGCACAGACAGCGGCACCGCGATATCGGTGTACACATCGTTCGAGTAGTTCGACTCGATGGACGCATCCAGGTCAACCCACCATGGAATGGTGAAGGTGTTCGAGGGGCTGGCCAGCAACTGGGTCATATCCGAGTTGGTGGTCAGGATGCCAGACTCGAAGAACGCGGTGCGCTCGACGGTGTTTACGCTGATGTAGTCGCGCAGTTCGTCGCGGAAAACGACATCGGAGAGAATGGTAGGCATTGCGGAATATCCTTTTACTTGGCCTCAGCAGCGGCTTTCATGCGCGCGTGCTCGGCGGGGTTGGTTCGGCGAAGCTCTACGCGCTCCATACCGGTCATTTGGTCCCACGTTTTGGTGGCCCCGCCACCCTTACCCCCGGCAGCCCCGCCACCGTTCGCTTGCGTGCCGCGCACCAATGAGGCGTAGCGCGGCGCTTGCTGGAATTCTTTCGCCAGGTCATCGAGTGTTGCGATGGTCAGGTTGCCGGAGGCGTCCGTGACCTTGGCCTGGCCTTCTACGATCTTCAGGCGGCGCTCTACGAACTCGGCCAGGATCTCAGCGTTCTCGCCGTCGGCGATGCCGGTGGCGATCTTGCTGGCGGCGGCGCTGAGGTCGCGGCGCTCTACCCGGGTCATTATCTCCAGGTTCTTGGCGCGCTCGGCCTCCAGTGCATGCTGGGCGCTGGTGTACAGCTGCTCAAACTCACCATTGGCGCGCTGAGACTCTTCCTGCAGTCGGCGCTGCTCGGCCTCGGCCGCGTCACGCTTGCGCTTCTCGTCCTTTTTCTCGGTGAGTAGCGTTTGCACCTGGTTGCGAAGGCCTTCAAGGTCGGCACCGCCAGTTGGCAGCCCTTCCACGGCCAGCACGTAGTCTTCGCCCTGGTCCTTGTAGAAGGCTTGCAGGGATGGTTCGAGTGCGTCATATGCAGCCTTGTCGATCAGGTATTTCATGTCATCCCCCGGATGATCTGCCGTTGGCTCAGCCGCGGGCGTAAAAAAAACCGGCTCATGGCCGGCTGTTCATAGTCCCGCTCGCTCGAAGGCCAGCGGCTCAAGGTCTTTCAGTTGCTGAAGGGTCAGGGTTTTACCGTTGTCATCGACGAACTTGTCGAGGGTCAGCTCGCCCTTGCTGAACAGCGCGTAGCGGTTCGGACCAAGGATGTCGCGCTGGAAGGCTGCAGGTTGGCGTGACAACCAGTCCTGATAGCTCGTCTTGCTCGACACCATGGCCACACCGTCAGGGCCGATTGAGGGCCGGGTAGAGCCTGGGATCTCGCGGGCAAACTCATCCTTGAGGACCGGGACAAGTGTTGTGCGGCAACCCCAGTGATAGGGTGGCTTTGGCCCATCCAGCGGGATGATCGTCTGATCGATGCCCATGCAGTACAGCGTGGTGCTGGAGTCAAGCGTAGCGATCCGCCGCATACCCTTGAGGATGTCGTCGTTGGCCTTGAGCGTTTCAACCCTGGCCGTGCTGGCTACGTGGTTGGTCATGGTGCGAACCAGCGATGTAGCCTGATCCTGATGCAGCTGGTGAATGCTGGTCAGGCGCCGGCCGATCTGCTGGCTGGTCTCGCCCAGGCTTGAGCCAATCTGAATCTCACCGATGATCTCTGCGGCCTTCTTGGTGCCAAACTGGTCGAGCGCGCCACTGATGCTGATGCGCTGAACGCCCTTGCGAGCCTCCAACAGCAGAGGATCAGCCAGCGCCGCAGCGCTCACCATCTCCGCTGACGGCACGTTGAGCTGAACAATGGCCTTAATGACCTTGCCCAGCATCTTCCCGTTGAATTCAGCCTCATAGGCGGCGAACTCGCCAAGGTCGAGCTGAGCGCGCCCCTTCAAGTCGTCGTAGATGCCCCGCAAATCGCCCTGGAGGGTTTCTATCTGCGATGTGTAACGACGGGTGCCGTAATCGCTCAATCCTCCTGCGACGCGCTCCTTGGCAGTTTTGATGGCCTTGCTGATGAATGCCGCTACCCGCTTCAGGTTCCCGCCCGCGTACCGCTGGACGTAAATCTGGTGCCGGGTGGTGGCGTCCGTCAGATAGCCTTCGCTACTCATCGATCACCTCGGGCTTCTTGTCGGGTGGCACGACAGGATCTGGCTCGCTGCCAACCACCGGCGCCTCATCCTCGCGGTCGGCGTCGATCTTCTCGTCAGTCCGATCCGAATCCAGCACGCCTGCCTGCCGCAGATTGGTGCGCAGGTCCTTCTTGGCGATGATGCCCTGTTGCCAAAGCTGCATCTGGGCAAGGATCGCCTGGGCATCCATGACTTCATCGAAGAACTCTTGGTTGAGCCAGAATACCGTGCCCTCTTCGTCAACCTCGCCCGCCATGAAGCGCTGGGCGTCGAACAGAGCGTTGCGCATGGCCTCCGACACGTTACCGGCGATGGTGCCTAGCACGCTGTTGTCTGAGCTGTACCTGATGCGCACGGCTTCGGCAGTCTCCGCGCCGCTGCCCTGCTGTACGATGCGGGCGCCGATCATGAGCATCTGCTGCTCTTTGTCCTTCATCAGCTCGCGGGCCAGCTGGGTTTCGTTGGCCTGCAACAGCGTTGCAGTGCCAGTGGCGCCCAGGTTATGGCCGCGCCGTGAGCCGATGTGCAACCCGTTCGGGTTGGCCTTTACGAAATCGTCCGTGTTGATCGATGTGGTGATGAACAGGGTCGGCTGCGAACTGATGAACCCCGACTCTTCCACCGTGGCGCTGTTGCCGTAGTGGAGAATGTTCACCTCGGCCAGGTCTTCGAGCGGCGCCTTGTCGATGCTGGCGTCGTTGTTCTCAGAGCCGAAGAAGTGGAACGGGATGTGGTCGAATGGCTGACCGGCCTTGTCTTTAGGCTCGCTTTCTTCGCCTTCTGGATGATCGGCACTGTGCACACTCTGAATGTACTTACCGTCACGCAATACAAGTGCTCTGTATTGGTCCTTAGCGGTGAACTCAAACCCATCAGCGCTTATCACGTTCACTTTTTCGTGAAGCACCACCAGGGCCAGCCGGCGCACGTTATCGATCACGTCTTCGCGCCAGTTGATGATGCTCTCTGCACAGTAGAGGTGGATGTAGGCCCGCGCATTAGCCGCCTGGGCAACCGTCAGCGCTGTCTGACCTTCTGGCAGTTCCACCTTCGGGAAGTCCGTAAGGAAGCCGCCGCGCCCAGTGTCGAGGCACTCGCCCGTCGATTCTTTGCTCACCTGCTCCAGGCTGGCGCCGTTGCCGCTGAGATTCTCGATCAGGTACTCAATTTCTGTCGGCAGTTCGATCTCCGCGGTCTTGCGGAACACGGCACCCAAGAGCCCGGTACGCGTGCGCCCAACCACGTTCAGGAACATGGCGCGCTTCTTGAGTTGCTCATACCGAGCCAGGTTCTCTGGCGACAGGTTGAGCGGGTCAGGCATTGGCAGGTATTCGTTGTACTTGCGGATCTCTCGCGGGCCGGCTACGCAACGCTTGACCAGCTGCCAACCGGGCAAGGCATCGCTGTACTCCTGCCTGATGGCGCTGTAGTTGGGCATATGGGCCTCAGAATGTGAATGTGACGGGGATGTGGGTCATCGGCTTGATGATTGGGTAGTCGTGGTGAATGAAGTAGCCACCGGCGTCGTTGGCGTGGTCCACGCCTGATTTCTTGTCAGGTTCACCATTGGGCGCCCACACCTGCTGCTCCAGACCATCCGCATATGTCGGGCAACGCAGGGGGTTGATCAGATATCGGCGTTCGCCAAGTGCGTTGCAGAACATCGCGTTCATGGCGTTGATGCGGTCTTTCACTGGCGGGTTCGCATCCGGCGCGATGACACTGAACCCGGCCTGTCGAAGGATGGCGATATCCGTCTCGCTGGCATTCACCGACTTGCGAGATCCCCCCGAGGCGTCCGGATAAATACGGATCTCGCAGGTTTTCTCGTAGTCCTTGCCGTTGTAGCGCCAGTAGCGCTCCTTGATACGCCGGATCATGTCGGGGGTGTCGAAGCCATCGATAAGTTCGTCGACCGCCCGAGGCTTGTCATCGGCGCGCTTGACGTGCGTGATAGCCGCCATCTTGCCGACGTTGAAGTCCATGCCGATGAAGAGCGGTTCGCCTGGCTCAACCGCGTCGAAGCAGCCATTCAGCTTTCGGTCATACGCGTGGTAGATCGAACCTGCATTCAGGTTGACGAACTGCCCATTGAGGTAGGCAAGGATCAACTGAGGCGGGTAGGACTCCATCAGCGACGGGATGTAGTCGGGCGGAAGGTTAAGCTCGTTATCGAATGTGCTGGCCTGCACAAGGCCATACATCCCCTGCACGCCTGGCTTCTCGCGGAGCTGCTTCACGAACTGCTGGTAGACGAACTTGAACCCTTCCGGCGTGGTGGTAACGTCCACCCCATTCTTCAGTCCGGGGGCGTTGTAGCGCATCCGGGCAATGATCTTGCGCCAGGCGTGTTCAGCCTTTAGAGCGGGCAGTACATCAAGCTCATCCACTAGCGCGTGGCCAATCTTGAAACCAACGATGGTCTGGGGCTTCTCCATCGATCGGCAGATGGTGGTGCTGCGGTACTGCCCGCCGCTGTAGAACTCGACCTCCTTGTCGCTTTCCTTGGTCTTGACCTTCAGCCCCCAATCAAAGGCCACCTCTTCAATCGTCGGGAAGAAGATGTCGCGGATCTGAGGATAAGTCGGGGCGAAGTATCCAGAGTTGATCCGAGGCCATTCCCACACGTGCTTGCAGATGCCAGCACAGCCCACCCAAGTCTTGCCAGAGCCAAACCCAGCCACAAAGCCGCGGAACTTGTTATCCATTTGGAGGAACTTGGCCTGGGGGACGTTAAGCGTCGGCATCAGGCTTCCTCGCGTCCACCACGTCTACCTGCACCCGAGTAGGCGCAAGATTGTCGTGTGGGTTTTCATTCTTGGTCTGTCGGTTGACGTAAACGTCGCCAACCTCTTTGGCCGCCTGCTCCAGCAACTGAGCAGTAAGCGCCATGTTCTTTGAGTTCTCGGCCTTTACGGCCATACGTCCAAGCGCACGCAAGCGATAGGCGCGGTTGGCGATCGGGATCTCAGCAGTCTCTTCGCGAAACCGCTTGCGGGTGTCATGGAACAGGGTCACCCACTTGACCGCCAAGTTCACACCGGCGCGCTTAGTGGGATCGTGCGACTCACACAATTGGCGAGATATCTCAACGCCGAATTCCTGTTTGACCTGCTCCACCACCTGGGAGGGAGTGTCAAAACACGCCAACGCCTGAACGATGAAGCCTTTCACCTCATTTTTCAGGGCTGCCATAAGTTGAATTCCGTCTAATGCCTGTCAAAAATCAGGCCGACTTGAGCAGACAGGTTCCGCAGGCCCTCGCAATGTTCAATTTCCCCACCTCAGCAGGACTGTTTGCAGCATCCACCAACGCTTGAACGTCAGGGCTTGCGCCATAGCGGCGGACCACACCGACGAACTCTTCCACGTCGTGGCCCTGCAGCTTGATCTTCGGTGCGCCGTCTTGGGTGAATGCTGGTTGACCATACTTATCGGTCGCGTGAGCCAGGTGATACAGCTCGTGTTCTACCAATGCGCAGAACTCAAGGTCGCTGCACTGAGCACAGTAGTCAGCAGCCAAAGTGATGATGAAGGCCGGCACATCGCCGAACCAATCACGCATCTGTTGCTCCATCCGAGCTTTCTGCCAACCGCCGGCGCGGAACGCTACCTGCTCGGCCTGGCCCAGGACTGTACGGCCTTGCTTCTCGAATGCTGACGATGCCCACATAACCCGAATGTCTGCATCCAGTAGATGGGCATGGTCTTCGTTGTGAATGGTGCCGGTGTCGGCGAGGATCTCGGCTTGGAGCCATTCCCACACCTCAGGTGCTGGGGTCAGGCGGATGCCGAAGTCGGATAGATCGGACAGCTCGAGCAGTGACGCCGGGGGCAGTGGTCTTTGCATCAGCCATCCCCTCGTTGATGATCACTGTGCGGATCGTGCCGCCGGTGCTGGTGTCGCGCTTCGCTGCCATCTCAATTGCCTGGTATGCACTCGCGCCCATGTCCATTGCCGTGATGGCGTTGTCCGATCCGCTGCCGATTGCGTACTCGTGGTCTACCGGGTACTTGAATAGGCGGCCTTCACTCCAAATGATCTCTGTTACGCAACCGCCGAATGCGACAATAGCCTGGGCATCACACTCTCCCTTGATCTTCGCGCCAAAGAAGGCATCAATCAGATTCAGAATGTCCGAGGTCGAGCCACAGCCGAAGAACATATAACCTTCGCGCTCGCGCTTCTTGTCTGCGCTATCAGTGATGATCCTTCCATCGCATGTGCGGCGAGAGTCATAGGCGATCACGCCGTCTTTGTAGGCAATGGTCGTCATGCGGTCACCTGCTGCAGCCACTCTTCAATGATCCGCTTCACCACTGGTTCGCTCAGGATCGAGGAAGGCTTGTCGCCAGCGATCACTGACTGAACCAGGGCGTGCGGGATTACGTGGGCACCATCACTGGCTACCACCATCAGGTGCGGGCGCTGGTCGGCGATGTCGTGGATGGTCGCGGTCATTGCGTCACCATCTGGCGTGTCTGTGCATGGGCGTGACCGTTGAGCAATCCAACGATCAGGCCCTGGGGCAACCCGGCAGACTTGGCGGCGTCCACGGCATCAGCAATGGCCTTGTCGAGAGCGCTGACCGCCTTGTTGATGTCCGCGCTCATCGGTAGCGCGTGCCGCAGGCGGGTGACGTTGCCCATCAGCTGAATGGATCAGCAGGCTTGGCGATCGAGCGTACGAACCACATGAAGCCCTGCTGCAGGTTGGTCTTGGCCAATGCCAGCAATCGCGGGTCAACACCTTCAATTTGGCCGATCTGTTTGAACAGCTCGCCCGCATCAGCTTCCAGCGCCTTGATGGAATTCATGCCGTCGATCTCAGACTGGCTCAGGTCGCGGTAGCCGGTGATTTTCTTGTGCTGGTTATCCATGGGTGATTCCTCATGATTGCGCGCCACGATTTGGCGCATTCGAAAACGTGGCGCGGATTACTTGGCCCGGCGCTCGATACCACCAGGCGCCTTGTCACAGTGCAGGCAGTGCTCGCAGTTCAACGTCCGGCACAGCCAGACCTTCACCCGCTGCCAGTACGTGACCATGAAGATGTGCCGGGCGCCGGCCAGGGCCAGGGACACATGCA